GTCAATGTAACCCACAAATTGGCCTGACGCGGTGGCCGGGCAGGTAGGAACGTACTTTACCCGGAGCAGTTTGGGACGCCAACGGTTGAATAGTTTGGACATAACCTCCAACCGAGTGTCATTAAACTCGTCAGGACTTAAATAAGTCAAATTGACACGGTCGCCTACTGCCTCTGAACCACTAAGGGTCACTGAGCCAATAAACTCCGTGCCTTTCTCAATTACACGATGTAGCTTCGGACCACCACGCGAGATTCGAGTTGGGTAGGCAAGAGCCTGCATCTTAGTCTCAATCTTAGATACAAGCTCCCGTGCCCGCTCAGTCTTGGACTCACGGAATGGACCTGATGATCTCTGGCGCCCCAATGCGGGTGCCTTAATAGGTAACTTTGCCTTCTGAGGCGCTGAAGTTGCCTTCAGCTGGCGAGTGCCAGCCAAAGACGGTCGTTGTTTCTGTTTCGTTTTCATACTCTGTATGGGATACCTGGAGTAAGCAGGGACTGTCCATCCCACCAACAGTTGCCCATGGCCGTGCAGTCTCTTGGCATTTAGGCTTGACGCCACTTAGCACTGTATCAGTTTTGGCCATTTAATGGTGGAACCCCATCACTATGCAGGGTGAGGACGTGTGTTTCCTCAAGCCGAAGCCGCATGCCCAAGGCGTCAGTGACGCCACGCGCCTAGTAGCGCGCTACATGTTCGTCCCAGTTGTGCAGCCAGTCGCTCGAAACCATGCGATTGATTGCCACACAATTGAGTGGTTGGACCGAGTGTAACGACTGCAAGTAAGTCTCAATCTCGATCTGAGTGCAAGCTGGGACATTAAAGTGACTTGAGACCAATGCTCGACTTCTGGGTGAGATAGGCTTCTTCACACGAGGCAACAGCTCGGTACTAAGGATATTCTCCCAACCCGTAGCTAGCCCCTGGAAGATCTGTTCATTCCAGTAGTCACGCTCCCAAATCGCTTTCCATCCCTCCGTCGCCCGAAGGCCATACAAGCCAAGCTCACGCACAATAGGGCATGCTGGATAAGCGTATAGCAAACTCAGAGCCTTAGCCCGCAACAGGCCTTGGCGAATTCTGGGTCCACCATTACGTCGCTGTGAAAATGACCATCCAAATCGACAGATCAGCTCGATCGGATCAGCCATATTCTCCAACTCCGTCTCATCAAACACCATGCTACAAAAAGTAGCATCACCTACACTTTCGCGTTCTTGAAGTTTTACATTAAATCCTAGGCTTGCATAGTCTTGGGAAGTCGGCAGAGGACCGTCAACAACAAATAGGCCATCGTCGCCCTCAACAACTCCGCCAATGAATCGACCATCACCCTCAACTAGGAATCTCGCCGCAAACATATTGGTTAAACCATTTCCAATACTGGTTACAAGATCCCCGGACATGCGAGCCGCTGGGCACTTGACTCGACAATTTGAGAATATACACTCCTGGTCGTCTAGCAGAGCGCGGCGCATATAACCCATCACCGTCTCCGAATCCTCCACCTCCTTTAACATGTAGTCATAAACCTGAAATTCGTTCACACGCATTACTTCTTCAGTCATGTGGGCTTCAAAGGCCGTATGATCTGACTCTTGGGGTCGAAGCCCCTCGTAGGAGCAGCGGTCCAGGATGCGGGTAGGGCGGTCCCGGACTGGAACGGACTTAATCAACCATTCACACTGTTTCACCAAAGACAATTCCATCGCGTGGATTGGTCCCATCGTATGAGCCTTAAAACGATCAGTTCTAGAGTTAATACATCTTGGATATTTATACACCTCATAGAACTCCCGCTTCACAAAGCTCTCATTGATGAAGGCCGACTCATCCATTGTGGACTGATAAGCGTTCCACAACTCCACCTTTCGCCAAGCTGGGTATCTGGACAACTCCAAGGCATGGAGCAAACTCACATCCGTATCAGAAGGAAGTGGTTCAAACTCCGCCTTAATCGTCCTCTCAACCCAGGCTTCCTGCTCACGCATTCTAGCAGGACTTGGGGTCGGTGGTTC